GTATTTGCTGTTGAATTTCCAAATACGTTAGAACCTGATGAGTAAACTACTGATGCTGATTCATATGTTACATTTAAAAATGTAATTGAAGCAGTTCCATTTATTATTAGATTTCCATTAATTGTTCCTCCTGTTAAAGGTAAGTATGATGGAGCATAAGATGCTGTTTGTGCATAGGAACTGCTTACTGTATTTTGAGCTTGTGATGAGCTAATTGAATAGGATGCACTAGTTGAGCTACTTGCATAAGAACTAGATAGTGCATATGAACTTGATAAACTGTAAGATGCACTTGTAGCAAGTGAGCTACTTACAGAATATGATGCAGATAGACTGTAGGATGCTGAAGTACTGTTATTTGCATAAGAGCTGCTAACTGCTCTTGAACTAGATACTGCGTAAGAGCTACTTAGTGAGTATGAACTGCTAATACTTACATCTGAATATGAACTGGATACTGCGTATGAAGCACTTGTACTAGCTTGTGCGTAGGATGAAGTTGCACTATTACTTGAATAAGAACTACTTACTGCATAAGAACTACTCGTACTATTTTCAGCTTGAGAACTGCTTAATGCTTGTAATGCATAAGATGATGTTCCAAATAAAGATCCTGTTATTCCGTTAGATACATCTAAAGATCCTGTTATTTGTACATTTGTATTAAATTGTGAATCTATTTCTCCTAGTTGTAGCTTAATGGCTGGGGAAGCCCAAGGTACGTAGTAATTTGCACTTGTATCTGCTATTACAAAAGTAGAACCTGATACTCCTGCTGTGTAGTGAGCAAATCCTGAATTTGTAAATTTAATACCTGATGCAAATCCATCTGAACTACCTGCATCTATTGTTTGGTTATCGGTAAATAAATTAGATCCAGTAGTTGCAAATGATCCTGATACAGATACAAATACTGGATCTGTTTCGTTGTAGTTATTAGCCCAACTAGCAGTACCTTCCAAAGAACCAGTGAATGATCCTGTGAATGATCCTGTTAAATTAACCTGTATTTGCTTACCTTGTATTAATTTTAAACTCATTGTAATTAATTAAATTTACCTACAATTAGTATTTGATCTGTAGAATCTAATGTAAATCCTAAATTATTAAATGTAACAGTTATATCTGTACCAACTTGTGGTAAAGTAACTGTTCTATTACTTACTGGTATAACTACTCCATTTATGTATACTTGGAAATCACTTTGCTGTAATGCAGAAAATCCTGTTGGAGGTGTTAATACTGTTTTATTTGTAAAAGTTGCTATTGGATCAGATATTGCATCTGCTAAAGCTGTACTAACTGTTCCTACAAACGCTATTTGCTGTGGTGTCATTCCTGCAGTTCCTCCTTGTGCTACTGTAAGAGCAGTATCGTAAAATCTAGTTGGTGCTTGATTTAATGGACTTCTTGATGCTGCATTAAGAATTTCTGTACTTCCTACTGTTTCTAATTTAAAACTAACAGCTGCTTTTGAGAAATATTTTCTTGGGTTAGCTACAGAAGTATTTATTGAATCCGATACTACATATCCTGCCATTTTAATTTGAAAGGTAGTTTTTACAATTCTATCATTTCCTTCTACAAGTTCTGTTGTTGTTGTATAATTATCAATTGCTGCTCTAAATTTGAATCTTTCAGGATCTCCCCAATATGAATCAGAAGCAAAATTAATTGATTCAACTATCTTATTCATTTGTTCTACATACTCTGTAAAAATTGTACAAGAGTATACTAAATTTACATAATCTGGTATTATTACTCCGTAAAATTCTCTTACTGGAATTCTATTTGTTAATATTCCAAAAGCATCGTATATGTTTTTATTTGAATATTTTTTTTCAAAAACACCGTAATGAATTGGATTATTTGCATCCATTTTATTACCCAGAGATCTATTTTTTTCAACAGAATCTCTTTTAAACATAATAAGTGGTGCTTGCATTTTACCATCTTTATCTCTGTAATATCCATCTTTTTGAATTGATGCCCATCTTTCTGGTGAACCATATATAAAAGGAACTGGTATTCTTGTTCCGTTTTGCTGTACCGATGGTTTAATTACATTTTGAAAATAATAAATAATTGCTGAATCTATATCTTGTAATCCAACTGAGAAATCTTTTACATCATCATTTTTTCTTGTTCTTTGATTTTCTCTTCTTTTATTTGCAGGTACAGGAGCTTTACCATTATTCAAATATGGTGTGATTGTCTCTTGAGACAATTCTACTTGGGATTTTGGTATAGGTTTTCTTGATACTGCCATTATTTATTATAGTTTTTAGTTATATGCATTCTAATTTTTTTCTTAAAATTTTTAAAATCTTCTGCATATTTTTGTAATTTATTATCTTGAGGATATCTTTTTGCCATTATGTCAAAACTACGAGATAATTCCTCTAATGCTTTATTCAATCTGGTTAAAGCATCATAATTAATATCCCAAGTTATTTGACCTGTTTCAGGGTTAATATCAGTTTTTGTTGTCTGAAAAGGATTTCTTCTTTCTATCTTTTCTTCCTGTAAAAGATCTATTAATTTTATCATATTCTATCTTTTACAATTCCTACTTTATTTGATCTAGTTAAGTGACATTCTAGTATTAAAGATACTGATGCTCCAAAATTATTTCCATAATCAGTTAAGCTATAAGCATTGTCTTTTCCAAGGAATAACTGGTTCTCTGTAATGTTATCTACTTCGTAGTAATTCTCCATCCACATTACAACATCCCCTATCTCAGGTTCAACATTTGTATCTAGTAAATCCTGTCTTAATAAATAAAATTTTACATCTCTTACAATATCTACCCCTAATTCATCTACAGTTGATCTTTGATCCCCTCTATCAATTAAACAGTTATACTTAATAGGAGTCCAGTATACTTTTTCAGTTCCTTCTCCATAAATATTTGCTGTAGTATACCTTAAAGACATTTTATAGAATAAAATTTCTTGTTCTACTATATTTGATAGAAGTTCTCTATTAATTCCTGTGAATAATCCAAAATCTCTTTGACTACCGAATATCATTATCTACTTGTTGGTTCTATTGTGTTTGAAGCTACTTCTACTCTTTTAATATAAGGTACTAATCTAAAAGCATCTTTTCTTACTTTTTCATATACCCCTTGAGCTGGTTTTGAAGTAAGTATTTTTACTTTTAGTACTACTATATTTGTATCTTCATTAGAATCAATCGCAGTTACCCTTGTAACTCCTGGCATTGCTCTAATAAAGTCAGCTACTTGTGAAGCGGTTATTTCTTCTGTATGTCTAACTCTCATTAATCCCTGATATAGGCTAAATTCTTTTGCTTCTTTTAATATATCTTTTAATTTCATTATCCTACATATATTACCATTGGTACTTCAACTAATATTTTACTTAAGGATTGTACTTCAGCTGCTTTTCTTTCCAGTTGTGCTTGTCTTGAAGTAGCTTCTAAATCCCCTCTTAACTTTTCGATTAAGGCTGTTTTTTCTGTTCTAGCATCTGTTAGTAAATCTGCTTGATTTAATGTAGCATCCGAGTTTGGAATAGGTACTGTTGTGTATTTTCCTCTAATATATGCTAAAAGTTCTTTTGCTAAAGCTAAAGTATATCTATAAATCCACTCTCTTCCTGGTGTATTTATTTGTGAGTAAGTTGGATTTGTATAAGGTACATTTGAGATATTTGTAATCGGTGTACTATTTGCTCCAGAACCTCCTCCTCCTGTGTTTGCATTATCACTTAATGCTTGTTTTTCAGCTACTTTATAATATTCAAACCATATAAATCCACTTCTAGTTGGTACTGGAAATAATTTTAAAACATTATCAATTACTTCAAATGAATATGCTGATTTTCTTACTTGATCATTAAATTCAATTGCTTGTATTTTTAACATATCAAAAGAAATTGGCATTAACATAAAGTTTATTCCTGGAGAATATGAACCAAAATCAAATGCATCCATAAGAGATTGTATTCCTGTTCCTGTTCCTGCATATGGATCAAAATATCTTAATATAGCAGGTGGTGCTTCGTAAAATACTTTTCTAATTTCAATACTCCCTGTTATTCCTTGATCAATTGCCCATTTTTTTAAATCATATGCTTGTTGACCAGGAGTTAACATCATTGATCCAGAATACATTCTTACATTACCTCCTACTCCTGCTTCAGTTCCATATGCTTCAGAAATTCTAATTGAATTTTGAATAGATGGAGTAATTACTGAATTGTTTAATGTATTTGCTGTAGAACCTCCTTCTAATGTTAGATAGTTTTGTACTACTTGTGCTTGATATACTTCATTTCCATAAGTAGTTACAGCTTCTTCAAAACATGCATAAAAAGATCCTGACTGTAATTCAACATCCATTAAAGGATATCCCAGTCTAATAGCACAATATTTTGCTACTTTGTCTGCTGATGATGAAAAATCTGTATCTGCATCGTAAAATCCAAATGGTGTTTGTCCTGGTGAGAATGTAGAACTCCCATTCCATATTGATACTGTTGCCATTGACTATAGTTTATTTATAAATAGTAAGTTTATATCAATCTCTAAAGTCCTGGTATACTTTTAAAATAGGTGCTACAATATCGTGTCTATGATTGGCTAGTAATGCAAATACTTTAAATCCTTTTACTTGCTCTTCAATTCTTGATAGGAAAGAAAATCCTGTTTCTTTTTTTATCTTAAGGTCAATTTGTGCTAAATCCCCACAAATTACCATTTTCGAATTTTTACCTAATCTACCCAAAACTGTTTCCATTTGATCATGAGTAACATTTTGAGCTTCATCTACAATTACAAAAGCATTTAAAAATGTTCTACCTCTCATAAAAGCAAACGGTACAATTTCAATATTACCTTGTTCTAATTCTCTATCTACTTTATCTTTACCATATAGCATGTATAAGTTATGATATATTGGTGCTAACCAAGGATCCATTTTCTCTTTAATATCTCCTGGTAAAAAACCTAATTCTTCTTTAGCTACAGTAGGACGTGTTATTATAATCTTTTCTACTTCCTTGTTAAATAACATATCTAGTGCTGCTTGTACTGCTACTAATGTTTTTCCAGAACCTGCCATTCCTTTTAAGACGACTACTGGATTTTCTACAATAAGTGCTTTTGCTTGTTTTTGTTCTTCATTAAGTTGTAGTTGGAACTTAATTGGATTCTTCGGTTTTCTCTTTTGTGTAAAAACCGGGTCGGTGTGGTGATTTGATCCCATATTTAGTAACGTTATCGTTTACTATAAATATACGAAATTATACCTTCTTCCTAAACTGTCCGGTAGCTGGATCTTTCATATCTTTATATTTCCGGTTTTTTAAGGATAAGCATCTTGCTTTATATAGTTTCTCTCCTTCTTCTATTCCGTTTCTTTGTTGAAACCATTCTAGAGAAAATCTTCCTTTTGCCTTTTCTTTCATTTTATCCTTAGAAACTTCAGTATGCTGTGTTCCAAACATAATGTTATTTTCTCCTATAAGTTTTAAACTAATTTTTTTTTTCCATTCTTTAAATTCTTCCGTATCTTTTTTCCCTATCCAATTATCTCCTCCTACTTCTGTATTAAGTGTAAGGTTATAACCATTATTATATGAATTATATTTATTGATATAAAAAAGCTCTTTTAATATTAATTCATCTTGATTTTCTGCAGTATCAATAACTTCTTTTTTTACGTTTTCCCATCCATACTTTTCAAATGCATGATAAAGTGGATGATGTTTCTTACCTATTCTAGATTTATGCTCTGTACATCTCTGTTCAAAACTATTTTTAGTTCTACCTACATAATGTTTTCCGTTTGGAAAACTAAATAAATATATTATCATAAGCTTCTTTTTATATAAATAGGCTACTTTTCCGTAAAACTACTTCTACCGAAATTATTTTACATAAAAAAAGAGGACCGAAGTCCTCTTTAGTTTATTAATCATATTTCGATTACACTGTAGTAATGTCTGATACGAAAATTTTCCCATAAAATTCTGGCCTGATCATTTTCTTAGCGTATCTTGTCATAATTCCTTTTCTCGGAGTAAATGTCGCTGGATCATATACTAGTGGAGTCATCATTAATGGAATGTATGGAGAGTAAACAGCTCCTGTTTCAAGGAATTGAGATCCTCTATAACCCATTAAGATTACGTTCTCTAACATATACGGGTTTTTATAAACTCTAAATCTTGAGTTTAATTGTCCTACTTTTTGAACTCCC